TTTTGATATAAAATTATAATAATATATATAATAATGATATGATATATATAAGTTTTGATATTGGTGTTAAGAATTTAGCGGTATGTATAATAAGAAAAACTGAAATATTAGAAATACTAGATTGGCGTATAATTGAGTTGGCATCATCGAAAAAAGAGATTAAGGGGATTGAGGATATATCTGAAAGAATATATATTGAGATGGATAATATAATAGGCGGGCTTAAGAATATGAATATAAATATGATAGAATATGTTTTAATAGAGAATCAGCCTTCAAATTTAAATGGGATAATGAAGACGATTCAGCATATAATATATGGTTATTTTAGTTTAATTAAATATTGGGACAAAGAGGTGGGAAGCGTAGTTCTCGTAAACGCATCATTAAAAACGAAAAATCACAAATATATAATAAATATTGAACCCAAAGATAAACCGGACGCCAAGAACAAAAAAGGGTTTAGGCGTGATAAATATAAGAATAACAAGATGTTAAGTATAGAATTGTGTCGCGAATATATCAGCGATAACGAGCAATTAAAGAAGAGATTTAATGAAAACAAGAAGAAGGATGATTTAAGCGACGCATGTTTACAGGCGATATCATATATTAGAAGTAATACTAAAGATGATATGTTAGATAAATATAATAAAATATATATTAGTGATATCTGGAGTAATGAAGATAATAAGGGGGCGAATTGATATATTTGATTATAAAAACACAGGCAGATTATTTTATGACGCGTGGTTATCCTGGTTAATGCTAAAAAACAAGGTATAGTTTATTTTTATATGATGCGTATTAATAAACATTAAAATATTATAATAGATATATAAACATTTGATACCCAAATAAATATATAATATGACATTACTATCAAATTTTAATAATAGAAATGATGATTTAATAGAGTTGAATAAGGATAGTTTCAATACACAATCCTTTAATTTTAATATACCTTCCAATAAGCAATCTAATATTGCTATAAATAACGAATTATTTAATAGAAAGAAAATTAGCGATGATGTTATATCTATATCGTCAGGAGGTTCTTCAAACGGAAGTTCGTCGGGCGGTAAAAAGAACTATATGAAAAATATAGGAAACATATATCGCAATAAAGATAAGGTAGGGAGAAGTTCGCGAGTAGAAAGAGAAACTGATAGTGAAAGTGATGGTGGTAAAAGTCTATATAGTTCAAAAAGTTCTCATAGCGGTAAAAATAAGAAAAAAAGTAGATATGATGATGATGTAAGTGAAGCGAGTGGAACCAGCGAGGATACGCGTGATAGCGACGGGAGTGATGGAAGCGACGGGAGTGATGGGAGTGATAGAAGCGATGGAAGTGATGGAAGCGGTAGTGGTAGCGGAGATGACCGAAATAAAAATGATTATAGAAAAAATAAATTTTTAAGTCCTAAAGAAATAGTTAAAAATGAGATAAATGAGAAGAGGGAGATAATTTATCAGTTAGACAGACTAGAGTCGAAGGGATTCAAGATACCTTTTAAATTCAATATGAATTCTGATATTGAAGAGATGAGGACTGAATATAATAGAATTATAAGGGAAAAGGAACTTGACGGAAGTATTAGATTTCAGCAAAAAATGTTAATGGCATTTATTTCGGGAACTGAATATATAAATGGAAGATATGATCCGTTGTCTATTAAATTAGATGGGTGGTCAGAACAGGTAAATGAAAATATTAATGACTATGATGATATATTCGAAGAATTACATTATAAATATAAGGCGACTGGTAAAAAAATGGCACCAGAATTGCGTCTTTTTATATCATTGTCAGGTAGCGCATTTATGTTTCATTTAACTAGCAGAATGTTTAAGGAGCAACCGCTACCGGATGTTGAAAATGTATTACGTTCCAATCCGGAGTTAATGAAACAGTTTCAGAACGCTGCAGCAAAACAATATGTGATGGGCAATCCAGGGCAACAACAGATACCGCAAATGTCTCAAAATCGCGGAACAAGTAATGATAATATGGGGTTATTTAATATGGTTAGCAATTTATTCGGATCTTTGAACAGCGACCCTGTACCTTCAAATGTACCACAATATGCTCAAAATATGCAAAATAGAACAATGCCAATCCAACAAAATGATAAGAAACAGTACGAGGATATTGATAATATAATTAAAAATGTTCATAGCAAGATATCAATAGATGACACGGATAATAATATAGAGACATTGTCTGTTAGCGACGAAGAAATAACATCTATTATAGAAGATACTGCGGATATTCAAATATTAAAAGGGGGGCGCGGAAGACCTAAAAAGGGAACGCGAACTCTGAATATATAATCGCGAGGGCTATACGAGGGCTATATATGGTTTAATATACATGGGAAAAATTATAAATGAATTATGTAATTAAGAATTTATCTATTTTTTCTTAAATTAGTTATTTTTTTAGCGGATTTATTAACAAAACTGCCTACTTCTTTGACGGATTTAACTATTCTGTCAGGGGTATTACGGAGAGATTTCATGGGGTTGCGAATAGTCGCTTCGACTTCTTCTTCGAATACTTCAATTTTAGATAATAGGTCGCTTAAGGTGCTTAATAGTATGGGGACTATTATAATAGTAAATAACAGGGTTAAGAAGAGGAATAGAGATATCATGGTTCCTATTGAAATAATATCACGGCTCAAATCTTCCGAACATTTGCATTTTTCGTTAGTTAAATATCTTACATAGTCGAAGGCGTAATATATATATACGACAAACATTAAGAAGAATACGAATGTCGCGATAGATAGTAATTGGACTACGACATATCCCATACTTTTAGCGACGGTCTTGAGGGATATTATGGAAGTTATTATGAAATAACCTAGCGCTATTACGGTGAAATTCTTGATAAAATCTTTGTTGGGATGTTCGGAACATTCGCAACCCATATTCTCGAGTTTATAAATATAACTGAGAATGATTAACAATAATATGGCGAAAATCGCCTGAATTATGGCACTACTATAAAAAGATAAGTTATTTTCACTTTCTTTCATTGTACTATTTCTTACTCTATACTATTATATAGAAATAATTTTTTTATAATTCAATAATATTATAAATAAAAAATTTCGTAGAATTATCTAAGTTTTTAATATTAATCGTTTTAATTTTATCAATTATAGAATTGTATTTTACGAAAGATAATATTTTATATAATTGTTCCAATAAAATATCGGATATATATTTATATATATTATCGTTATTTATAATGTTAATAACATAATCCGCGATATTATCCAATAATATAATCAATTCCTTGGTTTTATATTTAATCCATATCTTGTTAATATTATTTATCCCGCGTTTCCATTTTGTATATTCGCAATATAAATCATATTCGTCGTTTAATATTAAAAGATTATTGTCATATATATATTTAGGCGGATCCCATTCTTTATTATTAATATAATTTTTCCATAGTTTATCAATCATAATTTTTAAATACTCTTTATCAAATAAGGATAGCAGATTAGCGTATATATCATTATCGCTAGTTTTAATATAATTCCAAATAATCATAAAGACGTCATCGACATTCTCGTTTAGTCCAATAATCTCTTTAATTTTTTCGTAAATACTGTCCTTGTTTTTAATACTTAATTTATTTAAATTGCCTATTAAACATCTTTTAAGTTCGGACTTTTTAGTAAAATCTGGTATTATAATGTGAAACCGCGATTTAATCTTCGGTTTATTAGTGTATTTCTCTTTATTATTATAAATTTTTTTTGCCCATATCATTTTCGGGTCATAGAACGAATTAAAGCACGAATACGTATCTTTAATCTCTATCGCCTTATCCAAAATATTTTGGGGAATATCTATAGAATTATAGGTATCTTTAAATTGTTCTATACTAATCTTGATGATTTGTTCGTCCATTATAATTAGTTATTTCAAATAATCTTATATATTGATTATAATATATATTGATTATAATATAATGGTAATGAGCGGTTATTTCTTTACACCCTTGAAGATAAATATAAGCGATATTAAGTGGTGTAAGAATACATAAGGCAGAAACAATAATAATGAATAATGTACGAAATAATTAATAAACTAGAAGAACTATATTCAAATAATCTTGTATATAGGACTATTATTGTGTGCGATGATATAGATAAGTATTATAATATACTTAATGAACATAATTATGATGCCTACATATTAAAAGAATATGATAGTAGCACAGATTATGATTCTCTAGATGTGAGGATTTTTCTGATAGAAAAGGTGCTATTTACGTGATTTATAAATGCCTATATGTTGGATAATAAAAATATGGAATATAACTGTGAGCGACACTTTTATAATTCTATTATAATTCAGTTTGATAACGATGTTATCGGAGAAACAGAAAGAATAAAAAGAGATTATAGTGAAATATTGAATAATAACTATAATGATGATATTATTATCTAATAATAATTTAGAGGAATAAACGGGTAATAAAAACATGGCGAAAAAGAGTTTTTTTAGAAGTGATATATTTATGATGATTACAATAATAATGTTTCTATTATTAGCGATTGTAATATTATTCGCATATAATAAAAATAAAATAATGGAGGCATTTACTGGAAGCACATCGAGTAATAAATATATATTAGAATATTACTATATGGATGGTTGCGGACATTGTGACAATTTTAATAATTCCGGGGTATGGGATAAATTAAATAATAGTTATGGTAATAATATTGAGTTTAAAAAATACAATATGCGCGATTCTAAAGATAGAATAGAAAAATATAGCATATCCGGATTTCCAACGATAATTATAATAGATAAGAGCGATTCCGAGAAAAAATTAGAAGAATACAATGATGACAGAACTTATGATAAATTTAAGATATTTATAGAGAAATATATAAATGCCGAATAAACGTAAAATAAAGACGAGGGGTAAATAAAGTATATAAACCATTAATAAAACTTTATATTAATAAAGGATATAACTAAAAAATGGGAGGCGGGTTGATGCAATTAGTTTTAAAGGGTAATATGAGTGAATATATTACCTTACAACCACATATTAATTATTATAAATATGTTCTTAAAAAACATACTAATTTTTCTATGGAAACAATAGTAATTACTTCTACCGGTGATAATAATATTGGATTTCGTAAAACTACATCGGAATTACGAGTTAATTTTAAAATAAAGAGATATGCTGATTTATTATCAAATTTATTTTTGACATTCAATATACCGGATATATATTCAGATAATATATACAAGTTTAGATGGGTTAATAATTTAGGTTTTAATTATATTAAAGAGGCGAGAATTAAAATAGGGGTTGTTAATATAGAAACTTTGTATGGCGAATGGATGAATATATGGAATGAATTGACGACAAAGGACAGTTTTCAATATAATAAGTTAATTGGAAATATAGACGAATATGTAAAACCGTTTAATTTCGTTCCAAAATACCGTGTGGTAAATAACAGACTTTATAACGTAACATATCCTGTTTCAAGTTATAATTCTACAAAATCAAATAACCCGAGTATTAGAAAAAGGAAGATCCAGGTTCCTCTCGATTTCTGGTTTACTAAAAATCCTTCTTTGGCGCTTCCATTGTTAAAATTAGAGAATAATGAAGTCGAATTAGATATTTATATAAATGACAGAGCATTCGAAGGATTATATCAGGTTTGGAGTAATATATTGAATACGTTTGTGAGTCCATCAATGTATAATGATGTTCATAATCCGGAAGTAGATATAGATATTACAACATTTGTTAAACCGAGCGATTATACGTTTAATGTTAATAATGAATTATTATGTACTTATGTATATCTAGATAGTGCGGAGAGAAGTAGTTTATTATTGAATACAAACCAAATCGATTATATTGTTAATACTGTAAAGAAAACTCCTACGACGGCAATAGGAGATAGTCATACATTAATAGATATAACAAACGCCAATCATCATATTAAAGAAATTATATGGATTACGAGAAGAAGCGATTCTATTACAAACTTTAATAATTATACTAATTATACGGCGGACCATGAATATAATGAAGGCATGGGAATATTAGAGCGCGCCTCTATATTATGGAACAGGGAGATATCGCGCGCAGATTATGACGCTAATTATTATAATCAAGTACAACCATATAAACATCATACAAATATACCGAGAACCGGCGTTTATTGTTATTCATTCGCTTTATTTCCAGAAAAACAAATAAACTCCGGTTCTTATGATAATACCCAGATAACTACATCTCTGTCGATAAATGTTAATACTGATATTAAACGCACGGATAAATATAACTATATTGGAAATATATATAAAGAGGTAGTAAAAAACAATTATCCTGTTAATTTCGAAATTTCTATATATGTACAAGAAATAAATGTTTTTACAGTATTAAATGGAAGCGCAGGATTAAAATTCAGTTAAAGCAACTCTTTATATCTTTTGACTATTAAGATATTCTTTTTATATTCTTTTATATAATTAAAAGTATTATGGATTTATTTGTGCTAATAATAATAATTGTTTTCGTTTTTATAATAAAATATCTAATAGATACTATAAATTCGTTAAACGGCGAGATTAGAGAGATTAAAGATAAGTGTATAGGCGAATCTAAAAACGCCGGTAAGGGTATAACATTTACAAAAAATACTCAAAAACCTTATGATAATATTAATAATGATATAGTTAAAAACATTATGTATTTTAAGGATTATTTTGATAATAAAAGTATATAAATAGATATAAATAATATAGGCGTTTATAATTAAATGCCGAGAAAAAGTAAGAACAGTGATGTTAAATCTACAATAGATAAAAAGAAGGGTTTAATGAATACTATTGTAAAGGATGTTGTATTAGTTGAAAATGAAGATATTATATTACAATTGCCTATATCCGATAGTGATATAAATAAAATAAGTATTACGGAAAAATTATTGGAAGCCCCGACGCCTTATGAACCTAATTGTTGTTATATAAATGAAACTAATTTTTATAATACAATTCAAGACAATTTAATAAACGAAGATTGTATTAAGGATAATAATATAGACTATAATGATAATATTATTAAATCTTCAAATAATTGTTATTGGTGCTGTCATCCTATTAAAGATAGGATTTACGGAATGCCTTATAAATATAATAATATTACAAATACTTATATATTATTTGGTAATTTTTGCTCATTGGAATGCGCGAATGCCTATAACTTTTCTTCGCATTGCGGGAGCGATAAAGTATGGGAAATAAATAGTTTAATACAAATGTTAAGTAAGCATTTTGGATGTTCGCGCCCTATACGCCCTGCTCCTTCGCGATTTTTACTAGATATATTTAACGGACCCATGAATATTGAAGAATTTCGCAAAGGTCATCATACAAATGATAAGACACATTTATTAAATCTTCCGCCTATGATAGCGACAACATATAATTACGAAATTGTTAATACTTCTTATCTTAAAAATATCACAGATAATATGAATAATAAAATGGAATCAAAGAAAAATAAAAAATGATATAAGAACAATAAAACAATTATTATTGTGAATTACTAATTAACTAGAATAATAATGAGTATCTCGAATACTGATTATGAC